TAAAACAAGTCTACGAAAAATTCTATTTTGTGCTTTTAAAAAGCCATTGAAAACAGAAATTAAAGTGGCACAGTTTGCCGGATATGTTTCTGAACATTCGTGTTATCACCATGGTGAAATGAGTTTGAACAAGGCTATTGTTGGTCTTGCACAAGAATTTGTTGGTTCAAATAATATTAATTCACTTTTACCAAATGGTCAGTTTGGTACTCGGTTGGAAGGTGGTAAGGATTCGGCCAGTGAAAGATATATCTTTACAATGCTTAACTCTATTACTCGATTTGTATTTCCCAAAGACGATGAGTATATTTTGAATTATTTGGATGATGATGGAACACAGGTGGAACCAGATTGGTATATTCCAATTATTCCAATGATTTTGGTAAATGGAGGAAAAGGAATTGGAACTGGATTCAGTTATGAAGGGATGTGTTACAATCCAACTCAGATTATAGATTATTTGAAGTATTCCATTAAAAAACCAGATAAAACAAATTCACATAAGATTGAACCTTATTATGAAGGGTTTAAGGGCAAAATTATTCAAATAGAATCTGATAAATTTTTGTTTAAGGGATGTTATGAAATAGTAAGTCATGATACAATTAGAATTACTGAACTTCCTATTGGATCATGGACAAGTGATTATAAAGCATATTTGGAGACTCTTATTGAAGACAAATCTAAATCAGGAAAAAGGAAAGAACCAATTGTAAAAACATATATTGATTCTTGCACAGATACTGTTGTGGAATTTACTGTAAAATTGCATTTGGGAAAGTTGCCAGATTTGATTTCCAAAAATATTAGTAAACATATTAATGGTCTTGAAAAGGCATTTAAATTGACAACGACAAAAAAGACATCTAATATGTATTTGTTTAATAAAGAGCAACAGTTGAGAAAATATAATACGATTTATGATATTATTAATGAATTTATTGGTATTCGATTAGATGCATATGCTCGAAGAAAGTCCTACATTATTGATATGCTTGAAAATCAACTCATTTTGATTAGCAATAAGGCTAGATTTATTAAAGAAAATTGTGATGAAGTGATTGATTTAAGAAAGAAAAAGAAGGATGTTATTATTCAACTTTTGAAAACAAGAGATTATGCTATAATGAATGGAGATGATGATTATAAATATTTGAGAAAAATGCCTATGGATAGTGTATGTGAGGAAAACTTTCAGGCATTACTTAAAGAAAAGGGTGATAAAGAAGCCGAACTTAATATTGTAAAAGAAACAACTATTCAAAAGATGTGGTTGCGCGAATTGCGAATATTGGAAAAAGAATATGAACAATATAAGATTGATAGAGTAAATCGTTCAAAGGGATTGACAACTAAAAAAAAGAAAAAGAAAAAGGTTAAAAAGAGTAAAGCATAGATAAAGTATATGGAAAATTTAAATACCTTTTTAAAAAAAGGTAATAAAAACGAATTAAACAAAACAAACGAATTAAACAAATTAAACGAATTAAACAAAACAAACAAATTATTAAAAAAATTACCAGATGAAATTATTTTTTTAATACAGAAATATACATATTCCCCACAGTCAAAAATATTATTAGATTCTATAAATAAATATCCGTCAAACCCCACAATCATAAAAACAATAAATATGTTTTTAAAATTTCATTATATTTTAAATGTTCATTTTAAGAATATGCATTCAATAGATGAGACATCAAAAAAAGTAAAAAATGCTGTATTGGCAGATAGTTATGATACAGCGATGGATTGGTTAAGTAAAGATTTATTAAAACAATTAAATATAAATGAAGGTGTAAATGCTGAATTATCAAGAAGTTTTTTTAAAACATTGCAATATAAAAAATTAATAAAACATAATGGCCCCACGGTTCATTTATTTTTTAAATTTATGAAAGAACATGGAAATAGTAAAACTAAAATAATTACATTATGGGAATTTATGACTGACGAAGAGATCAAAATGTATTTAGATTTGGTGAAAAATAAATTAAAAAAAGCAAAACGTAAAATTAGTAATGTAAATTATTAAATTTATACATTGACAATCTAAATATATTGTATATAATATATTATATATGATTTTTATAATTGGTAGTTTTTTAATTTTATTACTAATGTATTATTATTATAATTCAAGTGCAAAAAAAGAAGGTTTAGTAAATTCAAAAAAAATTATACCAAGTAATAAATTTATACCTAGTAATAAATTTAATGGGGCTAAACAAGGTTATATTTTTAAAAATTGTTCAAAAGGGTTGGGTTATTATAAGGATAAATACCAAATAAAATGAATTAGTTTTATTTATATTTTATAAATAATTTCCCTAGTTATAATGAATATAAAAAGAGAATATGGTTATGTATTAATTATTGCATTAATTTTATATATTACGCAGCAGGTTTTAATGTTGATTCCTGTAATGAAAGAAAGAAGTTCTACAAAAATTAAAGCACCTACGCTGTATCCTAGAGATAGTGAAATAAAAAAATTAAATTTAACTGAAGACCAAGTATTAAATTATTATAGAGCACAGCGTGTGCACCAAAATAATGTAGAAGTAATGTCCGTATTTATGCCTTTATTTTTAATTGCGGGATTTTTTCAACCAACAAAAGTTGCAATAGCAGGGGCAATAGTATGGATTTTTAGATTAGTTGGTGGAATAGGATATTTATATGGACAACGAATGTATGGTGCACCATGGCATTTAGGTGAAATATATTTATTATATATTATTGGATATTCTGCATACAATTTATTATTTGGTAAAAATATTTCAAATAATATTTCAAAGAATATAGGTATAGTTGATTAATTTATAATTATGGATTATTATAAATTATGGATTATCATAACTCATAATTTGATTTATAAATACAGGTAATTCCATATTACTGTTGATATATTCTATATCTTTCCATTCTATTATCAAAGGCATAGTTTCGGCTAAAGGTGAATTTCTCGTCCACCTTTCTTTATTTAATAATATTTCTAATTTTTTTATTCTATTTTTAATTCCACCTGCCTTTTTGGGAGGTATGTGTTTTAAGGCCCATTCAAATTGTAATGATTCTATTTTGGTAGGAAAACCTCTTATTATACATATGTGTTTCCACCCACATCCTTTACTTGTAGTATATTTTGCACCTCCCTTTATTTCTCCATTATGGGCTCTTAATCTTTTTTCTACGTTATTAGATACTCCAACGTAAGTGTATTTTTCATTTTTAATTATATAACAAGACCATTTATCCATTATATAATTAATAACTTATTTTACTTTATATATTTTACTTTATTTTAACTTTATTTTATGAATAGATAGGTTCAAAGTCTTCCATCATATTTTCTATTAATTTTTCAACATTTTTTTCTTTATCACCATAAATTTTATTATTAAAATATAGCGAACCTAGCCACAAATTATCGAATTTTATTATATATTTATTATAAAAAGTATTATTATTTTTTACAAAATATGTAATGATTAAGGTTTTTTCATTATCTTTAGTATTGCGTCTTACTATAAAACAATTGTTTTCTTTTCCTGAAAATATTTTTTTTATTTCATCTTCTAAATTATCTTCATTTATGTAGTGAAAATATTTGGGTATTCTGTGTTTAAAAAAAAATGGACATACAAAGGAAATACCAGATTGGGTTTTTTTAAAGTTATTATTTTGAGCCTCTATTAATAATTCATCTGGCTCGTTTGTATTATGATATCTTTCAAAAAGATCTGTGGTGTTTTTTCTATGAAAATTTTTTAAATAAACATTCAGAATACCTTCTCCAGGATGTTTCGAAGAATAATCAGAAACTTCATATATTTTGGAGTGTATTCCAATTAAAACGGGCATACTTACTTATAAAAAATATTTTCTTTTTTTCAAAATAAATTATGTGATATCGGCTTAAAAAGAAGGCCCAATAATGTGATATAATGCTTTTTTTGATTAATTGGAGTGTTTCTTCTGATAACCGTATTCAATGCTGGAATGCATTCGGTAATATGACCCCTGCTGACGACCTTAAGGATGCTGGTGATAGTATTAAGATTGTAGGTCGATGGCACAAACTCAGTGGTTCTGGTGGTATGTGTATTTGTGAGTGTAGTGATGTAAGTGCACTCAGTTCATGGATGCTCAACTGGTCGCCTATTTGTGATATTAGTGTAGAACCAGTAGTTGATGATGCTATGGCTCGTGCTAATATCCAGACGAAACCGTACTTTCAGTCTGGTAGCCCATCTGGAGAGGAGACTAAGGCAGATGATTCCGCCTGAAATGAGGCAACTACGAGTGATGTTCAAGTTCAACCAGATGGATGTAGCAAGTGTTGTTCTATAAATTAATATTTTTATTTTGTTCAACTATATGTTTAATTAAATAATTAAAATTTAATAGTTTTAATTATTATATTGTTGCGCCGTGAGCAGGATTTGAACCTACGCGGGCAGAGCCCATGTGATTTCAAGTCACACTCCTTAACCACTCGGACATCACGGCATATATTTACTTCGTAGGACCAAATAAAAATCGAATTCTAAGATATTTAATATAATCCAATTCATCTTTATCACATTTTCTACAAAAAGTATGACCCCATATATTTTTATAACTACATCTTTTTTGTTTTTCTTTAAATTTTTCAACTAAGTTTTTATTTATAATTATATTTTCTTCTTTTTTACATTCTAATGTATATTCCAAAATATGTTCTACTAATTCTATAGGGATTGATTTTAGTGCCTCCATACATGTAGGTACACATTTATAATTTTAAGAATATAATTATGCTACATGATTATACTACATGATGCAATAAATCAAATAAAATTGCATCCTAAATATTGCATAAATATAAAGGCATGATAATCACAATTTTTACAAACAATAGTATTTAACATTTCATACCCTCTACATTTTTCAAATTTTTTATGTAATAATTCTGTTAGTTGTTTATTAATATAATAACCTTGGTCTTTTTTGCATTTTACGGCGTAATCAAATATTTTTAATTGAAGTTCATCAGGAATTTCACCTAATAATTTAATTTTCTTTTGTGACATATAAAGTATTACAATACTTTTAATTTTTTTTCATTCATAAATTGGAGATGCGGGGCATCGATCCCCGTACCTCTCGCTAGCAAAGCGAGTGCTCTACCATTTGATCTACATCCCCATGTTGTGGTTGCACCATCCGGGACTCGAACCCGGGTCGCAAGAATGGAAGTCTTACATGCTACCCTTACACCAATGGTGCTTCTCAACACTATGAGCCTATATAATAAATATAAATGCTCTTTATATTTATTTTAAACGAATTACATTTTTTAAAAAATTACATATTAGACAATTTTTGATATGTTTTAATGGCCGAATCACTTGTGACAGAAATAGAATCAATTCCAGAATTTACTAAAAACTCACAAAATTCTACACTATCAGAAGGTTGTTGACCACAAAATCCAACCTTTACACCATATTTTTTATATGTTTCAATTGCTTTTTGAATCATTCGCCTATAACTAAGATTTTCATGGTTAGTTAAATAAGAAATTTTATCAGAATCACGATCCACACCTAATGTTAATTGCAATAAATCATTCCCGCCTATAGATACACCATCCACATGCTGTGAAAATACATCTGCCTCTATAACATTACTGGGTATTTCACACATTAAATAAACCTTTAATTTATTTTTCCCTCTTTCTAATCCATGTAATTTCATTTCATTTAAAACATCATTACATTCTTTGGGAGTTCTACAAAAAGGAATCATTACAATTATATTATCAAACCCCATAATCTCTCTGGCATATTTTAAAGCCAAACATTCTAAAGCAAATGCATCTTTATAATCGTGCGAATAATATCTAGATGCACCACGCCATCCAATCATAGGATTTTCTTCATCTGGTTCATATTTCTCTCCACCTATTAAATTTTTATATTCATTTGATTTAAAGTCAGACAATCGTACAATAACATCATTTGGGTAAAATGCTGATGCAATTTTAGCAATTCCTTTTGCCAATTTATTAATAAAAAAAGCCCGACCATCTGTTTCAACACCCATAATGCTTTGTATTTTGTTTTTTAATTTTGGTTCTAATATAGGATAGTCTAAAAGAGCCTTAGGATGTACTTTAATATAATTATTAATAATAAACTCTAATCTTGCTAGCCCTACTCCCATATTTGGTATCATACTTGCTGAAAATGCAAGTTCTGGAGATCCTACATTTAACATTAATTTTACAGGTAACTTTTTATCTGTATTTATTTCTAATTCTTCTATTTCAAAATCTAATTTTCCATCATATACTACTCCAGTTTCTCCTTCTGCACAACAAATAGTTACTTCATCATCATTATTTAATTTTTGGCTCCCAGTTGTTGTTCCTACTATAGCATTAATACCTAACTCTCGTGCAACAATAGCAGCATGACAGGTTCGTCCTCCTTTATCTGTAATGATACCAGATGATTTTTTCATAATAGGTTCCCAATCAGGAGTGGTCATACTCGTTACTAAAATATCGTTTTTAGAAAAATTTTTAAATTCACTAATATCTTTTAGATTTTTAACTTTTCCTGAAGATATTTTCTCTCCAACTGCAACACCGCTAATAATTTTTTTTCCTATTTCCATAAGTTTATATTTTTTTAAGATGTTTGTTTTATTATTATGAACAGTTTCAGGACGTGTTTGAATAATATATATTTTGTCATCTAATCCATCTACTGCCCATTCTACATCAACACCCATATTTTTATTAAATATTATACTGTATTGTTCTTCAAGTTGTTTAACATGAAAAGCCAATTCTTCAATCTGTAAATTTGTTAAACTAAATTGTTTTATTTCATTTTTATCAGTTTTGATTTCTTTTACACCATCTTTGGAATAAATAATTTTTGTAAATTTCTCTCCCAATTGCTTACTTAAAATAGGATCTTGTATATTTAAACCGACGGTTCGTTTATCAACAATAAACTCATCAGGCTTTACTCCTCCACTAACAACTAATTCACCTAATCCAAAAGCAGAATTAATTACAATGGCTTTATCATATCCAGTTTCAGGATCAATCGAAAAACTCACTCCCGCAGAGCCTATATCAGATCGAACCATTTTTTGCACACCTACTGAAATTTTAACATCTTCAAAATTAATATTATTGGTTTTTCTATAAGAAATAGCCCTACTATTAAAAAGAGATGCAAAACAATTTCTAATGCAATATAATAAATTATTTTTATTAACATTTAAATAAGTATCTTGTTGTCCAGCAAAAGAAGCGTTAGGTAAATCTTCACAAACAGCAGAAGATCTTACAGCGACCTGAATATCATGATTATACTTTGATATTAAGTTTTTATAACTATCAAAAATTAAATTTATTTGTTTGTTTGTAAAAATAGATCTTTTGAATAATTCTTTTATTTTTTTAGAACCCAAATTAAGTTCTTCAATATTATCACTATTTATTTCATTAATTATAGGTTCAATCAATTGATCTATATTGTTATTTTTAATAAATTCCATATAAAATGAGGTTGTTATAGCAAATCCGTCTGCTATATTAAAATCTAACTTTTTAGAAAGATGGTATAGTTCACCTAAAGATGCATTTTTACCTCCAACTAAATCCTTCACTTTATAACCGCACTCTGAAAATGTAAGTATCATTTATACAAACAATTTATTAATATTTATGCCAAAATAATAATAAATAAATTAAAAATATAACTTTTTAATTAGTAAAGTTTATTAAATAACTTCTTTGTCCATATTAATCCCAATACATAAACAGGTGCGCCTACTAATAATGGAGTATAATTTCCTGTATTTTGAGAATTATAATAAATATCTTTTATTAATTTTGTCATTAATGGAACTCTAATAAAGGAGTAAAGAAAAAATTGTAAATATTTTAGTTTCTTAACTAAATTCTGCTTGTTTGGTTGTTTTTGATAATAATACACGAAATAAGATGGGATATTTGAAAGTTCACCCAAAAATAATATATGTCCTCCATAATATATTTGAGGATTCTGGTGAATAATGTATACAGCCGATAAATGATGATAAATATAAGCATAATTTAAGGGTTTTGGTTCCCAATATTGAATAAGATATGATAAATCATATATAAAATATGCAGAACTATACGATATCAAATTATAATAATTGTCCATATTTTTAGTATCTAACAAATATCTCCCTGACAATAACGTGCTACCTACAGCATGTGTTAATGCTGTAAAATTATTGGACATTTTCCTATTATATACGTTATTAAGACTTGAATGTACGAAATTAAAAAATAGGTGGTTAAAATAATAACTCCAAAAAGACATATATATATATATATAATTTTTAAAAGAAGTTTTTAAGTTCTAATACGTTATTGTTATAAGTAGAAATAGGTCTGTTTAGAGGAACTGCTAATGTACTAACGTCATTTTTATATTTGATATATGCACTTGCTTCACTGCATAACTTTGGTATACAGTATTCAGTTACTATTTTGTTTAATTCTACTATTTGTTCCGTTATATTTGTACATAAATTTGCAGAATGCTGGAGAAAAACACTTCTCATAATAATTTTTAATG